AAATAATAAGATAAAAGGTCCCATTACAAATATTATGCAAATAGATTTTACTGGAACATCAAATATTTATTCACCATATTTATATTATAATAAATCAACAACTGAAAAATTTGTTTCTGTTAAGAAAAAATAAATCATAAACAATAAACAATAAATAAAATAAAATAATTTTCTTGTTTAAAAATCTAGATAGTTATAAAAAATTTGTAATAAATATTAAATTAATATAATTAATATAATAAATATTTATGTGTAAAATATAAATAATCAGTCATAAAACAATTTTTATTTAAATAAACAATTATTTTTGTTTTAATATTTTTTAAATTATTTCAAGAAAAATAATATTTCTTAAAAATATAATATCATCAACTAATCACTTTTACTTTATTACTTATTACTAATTCTTATTTAAAATGGGAGGAGGACTTATGCAACTTGTAGCTTATGGTGCCCAAGATATCTATCTTACTGGCAACCCCCAGATCACCTTTTTTAAGGTCGTCTACCGTCGTCACACTAACTTTGCCGTTGAATCTATTGAACAGACCTTTAATGGTTCTGCTGATTTCAACAAGCGTGTGACTGCTACCATCTCTCGTAATGGTGATTTGATTCAACAGATGTATTTGGAGGTTACTCTTCCAATTACTACAGGTGTAGTTGATGGTGAATGGACTTATGGTGTTGGAAATGCCCTTGTTAGCCAAGCTGAAATTGAAATTGGTGGTCAACTCATTGATCGTCAATATGGTGATTGGATGAACATCTGGACTGAATTGACTGTTCCTGCTGGAAAGCGTGATGGTTATGACAATATGGTTGGTAATGCATTAACAGGATCTTCTGAACAGTTAGGATTTCTTGTAACTACTGCTGTAAGACGTTTATATGTTCCATTTCAATTCTGGTTTAACCGTAATCCTGGTCTTGCTCTTCCTTTGATTGCCCTTCAGTATCATGAAGTTAAACTTAATCTTACACTTCGTCCCCTTACTGATCTTCTTCAACAATATACTCCAGGAACACCAGTAGGTACTCTTGGTTGCAAACTTTATGTTGACTACGTTTACCTTGATACTGATGAACGTCGCCGATTCGCTCAAGTCTCTCACGAATACTTGATTGAACAGGTTCAATTTACTGGTACTGAAACTATTGCTTCTCTTTCTTCTAATAAGAATGTCACTCTTAACTTTAACCACCCTGTTAAAGAACTCATTTGGGCTCATACTACTTCTGGGAGAACTGCAACAGGTGGAACTGGTGTAACTAATGGTTGGTTTAACTATTCTGGAAGCGATAGTTCAGGTATCGATTCATTTCAAACTGCTCTTCTTCAACTTAACGGACATGATCGTTTCTCTGTTCGTAATGCTGATTATTTCCGCAAGGTTCAGAACTATGAACATCACACTCGTGTCCCCCGTGTAGGTGGTGATCTTGCTGGAACATATACTGATATTGATTTAAGATCATTCCGTCAATATATATATTCCTACTCATTTGCTCTTTCCCCCGAAGAACATCAACCCAGTGGTACCTGCAACTTTTCTCGTATCGATAACGCTGTTTTGCAGATGACCTACAATTCTGCTGCTGAAACTAATGGACAGTCTCTTAACCTTAACGTCTATGCCGTCAACTACAACGTTCTTCGTATCATGAGTGGCATGGGTGGTCTCGCGTATTCAAATTAGTTTATATATTTTGTGTATACGAAACATATTAAAGCGTTTAAATCATATTATTTTTTATTTTTTATCTTTTATCTTTTAGAAAACTTTTATCTTTTAGAAAACTTTTATCTTTTAGAAAACTTTTATCTTTTAGAAAACTTTAAAAATCTAGATAGTTGTAAAAATTTATAATAATTATAATAAATTTTTAGATGTAAAAAATTTAAAATTATATATGAAACATAATTCATTTTAAAAAAAATTTTGCAAAATATTTTAATTTTTTTTAATTATTTCAAGAAAAAAATATTTATTAAAAATATAATATCATCAACTAATCACTTTTACTTTATTACTTATTACTAATTCTTATTTAAAATGGGAGGAGGACTTATGCAACTTGTAGCTTATGGTGCCCAAGATATCTATCTTACTGGCAACCCTCAGATTACCTTTTTTAAGGTCGTCTACCGTCGTCACACTAACTTTGCCGTTGAATCTATTGAACAGACCTTTAACGGTTCTGCTGACTTTAACAAGCGTGTGACTGCTACCATCTCTCGTAATGGTGATTTGATTCAACAGATGTATTTGGAAGTTGTTCTTCCTATTTGTTCTGCTACTACTGCAGATGCAAGTTCAAACGTCTGGACTTATGGTGTTGGAAATGCCCTTGTCAGCCAAGCTGAAATTGAAATTGGTGGTCAACTCATTGATCGTCAATATGGTGACTGGATGAATATCTGGACTGAATTGACTGTTCCTGCTGGAAAGCGTGATGGTTATGATAATATGGTTGGTAATGCATTAACTGCAACTAATACTGATCAAAAAGGTGGTCTTAGTTTTTTAACAACTGCCAAGCGCTTGTATGTTCCTCTTCAATTCTGGTTTAACCGCAACCCTGGTCTTGCTCTACCCTTGATTGCCCTTCAATACCATGAAGTTAAACTTAACCTCACCCTTCGTGCTTTTGCTGACCTTGTCAATACTGAAGGTGCTGCTGCAACACAAGTTGGCACTTTTAGTTGCAAACTTTATGTTGACTACGTTTACCTTGATACTGATGAACGTCGCCGATTCGCCCAAGTTTCCCACGAATACTTGATTGAACAGGTTCAATTTACTGGTACTGAAACTATTGCTTCTGGTTCTTCCAATAAGAATGTAACTCTTAACTTTAACCACCCTGTTAAGGAACTCATCTGGGCACATACCACTGCTGCACATGCTACTAGTGGTACTGCTGTTACTTCAAACAGATGGTTTAACTATTCTGGTATTAATACTGGTGCAGGTGAATCTTTTCAAACTGCTCTTCTTCAACTTAACGGTCATGATCGTTTCTCTGTTCGTAATGCCGATTATTTCCGTAAGGTTCAGAACTATGAACATCACACTCGTGTCCCACGTGTAGGTGGTGATCTTTCTGGAACTAAAGCCGATACTACCCAAGCTGTATTCCGTCAATTTATCTATTCCTACTCATTTGCTCTTTCTCCTGAAGAACATCAACCCAGCGGTACCTGCAACTTTTCTCGTATCGATAACGCTGTTTTGCAGATGACTTACAATTCTTCTGCTAATGGTGAAACTAATGCTCAGTCTCTTAACCTTAACGTCTATGCCGTCAACTACAACGTTCTCCGTATCATGAGTGGCATGGGTGGTCTCGCGTATTCAAATTAGTTTATATATTTTGTGTATACGAAACATATTAAAGCGTTTAAAACATATTATTTTTTTCTATTTTTCATTTAATAAATTATTATAAATTTCAAATAATAAAATTAACAAAATCTTAACAAAGTAAAAATTGAATTTAAATTATATAATTATAATTCAATTTATTAAATAATTTATAGAAATCTACAAAGAATAAAATGACAACTATTAATATGATATTAGGTAAAGCAGGAGATAAAATTAAAATAGATGATAAAATTATCATACTTCAAAATTCATATAAATTAATTACTGATATTAATAATAATAAATATTATGAAATAGAAACAAATAATAATAAAAAATTTAAAATTAATGAAGAATATTTATTAAAAATTATTAATGTTAGAATAAATAATGCAAATTATTATAATAAATGGTTTACTAAAGATAAAAAAATATATTGTAGTGTAAATAATTGTAATATAAATATTGTAAAATATTTATTTGATAAAATTAATGATACCAAATTTAAATATTCTATTAGAAGTGATGATGATTATGATTATAGAATTGAAAATATTAAAGTTTATAAAACAAGTGAAAAAAATGTAAAAGATAGATTTATAAAAATGGATTTGCCTCCTATATTTTATAAAGAAGATGAAATAAGAATAATTCAAGAATTTCAAGGTAATAAAATTACAGCTGGACCTTATTCAGGAAAATATAATAATAATTATAGATTAGTAGAAATAATTAATGAACCAGATTTATCTAAGAAAAGATATTATGAAATGTTTGTAAATGTATACAATGTTGATAATGAAGATAATGAAGATAATGAAGATAATGAAGAAGATGATAATATTGATGAAAATAAAAAAAATAATCAAATTATAAATACAAAATTTTCATTTATATTTGATGAAGTAAGTCTTCCAAAAATATTAAAATTAGAAGCAAATAATTTAATTATTAATAATCCATCGTGGTTAATTGCAACAGTTCAATATATTTGGACTAGACCACCAAACGGTAAACTAATTTATTTACATCGTTATCTTTTAGGATGCAACAATGGTGATAATAAAACAATAGACCATATAAATAACAATAAACTAGATAATCGATTATGTAATTTAAGAATTGCAACTATGTCAGAACAAAATATGAATCGTGCCAATGTAACTAGAAAAAATGATCTAAATAGTATTTTAAATCCTACAAATGATGCAACAATTCCTAGAATTGAAACAAAATCATTATTATTTATAAATAAGAAAAAATCAGATGGTCTAGAATATTTTGCAGTTGAAATCTCAAAAGCAAGAATTAGAGGAAAAGAACTAAAAGAAAGTTCAACTAAATCTAGTTTATTAACATTAAAAGAAAAATTATGTCATGCAATATACAAAAGATATGAAGCTATTTGCAAATATCCTATAATTATGAAAGAGCAAATTGACGGTAAACAATTTGCAACAATTGATGAATTCAAATTACATAGTGAAGCAAAAATTAATGAAGTGCTAGGTACTGGTACTAATACAGGTACCGTTTCTATTACTTATACTCTAGACTCCTTTTTAGATTATTTGAATACTAAAAAAATACCTAGATATTTAGACCCAAGAATAAAATCTAGATTAGAATCTAGATTAGAATCTAGAACTGCAATTACTACAACACAAATTATAGGAGAACATGCAAATGAAAACGCAAATGTAAATGCAAATGTAAATGCAAATACAAATCCATATACATATAAGATTGATGATAAATTTACTTTTATTGATAATGGTAGAAATTCAAGAGATATTGCAATTAAAATAAATAAAAATATTAAAGATAATATTAGATTATCTGGTTCTGGAAGCAAAAAACTATCAGATGAAGATAAATTATGTAATGCATTAATGAATAGATATTTTATATTGATTGAACATGAAAATGCTATTAATCTAGAAATTCATAAAGATGATGTAGAAAATAAATCTGGAATTATAGAAAATAAAAATACAACAGGAAAACATACATTAACGGATTTAATATTTGATGGTACTAAATTTACAAATTTTAATGATTTTAAAAAACATACAGAAAAAATTATTAAAGATATTATGTTATCTAAAATTCCAGATAATACATTTACTATAGAAACATTTAATACATATATAATTGATAAAATTAATGATAAAAGATGTAAAAAAAAGATACCTATATTAAATACAAAATATCCTATTTTGGTTACATAAATTATGTAATTATGTAATTATGCAATTATGCAATTATTTTTCTATATTTTTTTATTTTGTTTGTTTTATTTTGTCTACTAATTTTGGTATAAATGTTTTATAATATTCTGATGATGTTTTTGTAAGTTTACCTTTAACACCAGATTCTCTAATAATATCTTTAATTTTACCTAAATTATAATATTTAATAACAGGTTTATGATTCCATAATACAAGTGTTTCAACATCATATGCATAGAATGCAAATGCTTCTTGATTATAACTTTCTAATAATTTATTTTCTGGATACGGATATATAGCAAAACCATCATATTTATTATATAATTCACTCCAATTAAAAATTTTATATTGCCCATCCATCCTAAACATTCATCTGATAATGCATTACATTCTTCTTTATTTTTAATAGTTTTACATATATTTTTATTTTTTGTCTTTTTATTATCTTCAACATATCTAGCTACGCATTTATTTTTACCAAATAATACACCATATTTGTCAATAAATGTTTCAAGTGAGTTTTTATATATTGTATTTTTTTCTGGTGATTTGAAAGGTTCTTTTCCTGTAATTCTATATATAGTATTATAATCTACTTCTATCAATATTATTTCATAATCTAAATTACAACACATATCCTCGTGAAATATCCACCCACCTTTACTATAATAAGATCCAATAGGTTTAAAACTAGATGATGATTTTATTTTATGTAAAGATTTGTCTATGTGATTTATTGGTGTATATTTATCTTTACTTACTTTTAACCATTGATTTTCATGTAAAGAATTACTTAAATCACTTAATAAACCTTTTAAATTACTATCCATATATCTCATATTTTTAGCATATACATTTATTTTTTCTTTCTTATGTCTAGATACTTTTTTAGTTTGTATTTGTGGTTTTATTATTGTCATTTTACTAATCTAAAGTTATATTTTTATTTTATAAATTAATAAATTAATCATTATATTTACAAAAATAATATGTAATAATAAATCAAAGTATAATAAAAAAAATAAAAGTATAATAATAATAATAATAATAATAGTAATAGTAATAATAAATAATTATAAAAAAATTTAAAAATGACAGAAGGTTCACTATTAAAAGACTTATATGTAGCTTTCCTTAAAGATAATTGGAAACTTTATATATTATATCTTATTACTCTAATTTCACTACCTTTGCAAAGTATTGCTATGCCACATTATTATGGCGAGGTAATAAATAGTTTAAAAGATAAAAATATATTAAGGTCAAAATATTTATTTGGCGTTCTATTAGGTATATGGATTCTTATACAAGCATTTAGTATTGGTATATCATATGTCGACAATTATATCTGGCCCAAATTTCACGCATATATTCGCCAATTTTTCTTTAATCTTATAGTAGACCGTTATAATCAAAATTATCAAGAATTAGAAATCGGTTCAATACTTACAAAATTAATTAAACTACCATGGATTTTGGATGATGTTTCTAATCAAATACAACGTTTTTTGCTTACAAATAGTATTCTTATAATATCCAACTTTATTTATCTATATAGACATCATTTTTCGCTAGGGTTTATGTATTTAGGATGTATTGCCGTAGTTTTTATAATGTCAAGGTTATATTTTAACACTTGTAATGAAAATATTAAGAAAGTCGAAAATAATTATGATAATTGCCACGAAGAAATTGAGGATACATTGCAAAATTTATTATCTATATATACGAGCAAAAAAATTCCCGATGAGAAACAAAGAATTGAGAATATTAATGAAGATACACGTGCACAACAATATATTACTGGAATATGTAATCGCAAATTTCGCATATATTTCTCTATTATAAATGTATTTCTCTTTCTCAGCCTAAATTATTTAGCATTTAGCTTATTTACTAAAGGTAAAATCCCTGTTGCATCTTTAATAAGTATTTTCATATTGAACTATACTATTCTCGGGTCTCTGATAACTCTTTATGATTCGGCAAAAGATTTTATGAATGTAAAGAGCCATGTTGAATTG